AACAACAACGAAGTCTTTTCCTCTTCGTTTAACTCGTTGACCACCCTTAATGTGTTTTTTGAGTTTTTCGTCAACGTTTCCTTTGACGATATCTCTGTATTCACCGTGGTCTTCTCTGATTCTGCGTGATGGCATAATGATGTATTCGTTGACTATTAATCTTCGTCTTCGTCTGCATCACCTCTCGCAAAAATACTTCCAACATATGTAAGAACATCTGAAGCACTATCTTCATCGTATCCAAACGAGGTAATAAGACGTTGCTTTAATGCGTCAATCTTTTCAAGAAGTTCCTTGTCAACTACGGTTGCAGTATCTTGAGCAAGAGCAGATAACTTAATGCTATCTTTAGTATCTTCAAACAACTTCTTTTCAAGTGCTTTGTATAACTGCTCATTAGAGTCGTATTTAAACTCTTTACCCTTAGCGGCAAGTCCACCCATGTAATTCATAATTTCTCTACGGAAATCGTCTTTCATGCCATTGGAAATGCCAATCTTTTCTTCAATACTACGCATAAGTTGTTCATTGGCAACTTCTTCTTTACCTGTAACTTGGTTGGTAACTTTTTCGTCTTGAATATAGGCAACAATGTTATCAATGTAGTTGGTGCAAGTTGCTTTTATTGCTTCTTCACTGCTACTAAGTGCTTGTTGTACTTCTCGTTTCACAATTCTATCATATTCTTTTTCAACTGCCTCAAGACGTTCCATCAAATTCTTTTTATCATCTTCACTATTAAATCCACTATAACTTTTAAGTCCTTCACGAATTTGTGCAAATAACATAAATGGATTTAAACTTTTAGCACCCATTCTTGGATTCACAATTGCATTAGAAAATTGATTCTGAATAAATCGTGCAGATACTCCACCATACAATCCTTCTTTTGGTGATTCATCTTGCATTTCTTTTACGTGTTCGTCTGTGAATCCATGTACACTTTGACCATTGTAAAGTTTTGCTTTTTGAATGATGCTCATATCTTGCTTGGAACTTTCTTCTAAACGACTTACAACTGCGAACAATGCAGCCAGATAAGTTGTATGGGGTGCAATGTGCTTGTTTACGGTACTTGTATTATAGAAGTGATCATAAATCTTCTTTTCTTCATCAATTTTCAAAAGATAAGGAATATCAATCTTAATGGTTCTATCACGAAGTGCTTCCATGAATTTATTGTTGGTTAACTTTTCAAACTCAGCATTATTGGTATGACCAAGAATAACTTCATCAATTGGTACTTGATTGAAACGACGTGGTTTAACACGATGCTCTTGAGTTGCACCAAGCAAATCATAAAGAAACTCAGTTTGAAGTTTAAGAATTTCTTGAAACTCTATAAGTCCACGATTTGATACTAAAAATTCACCATCAAAATCAAATGCACGTGGATCACTTTCACTTCCGTATTCTGCCAACTTGCGATAATTAATATCACCTGTTAACTCGGTTGCGTCTTGTGACTTTTCGTCCTTCGGTTGGAAAGTACCAATACCGACACGATTTTTTTCAGAAAGAGTAACACGACGTACGACAATGTGGTCAAGTACCTTTCTGTAATCTCCTCCGTGCATCTCCATTAATTGATTATAGTAAAATTCATTAACAGGATTTAATGCACCATCTAATTTAAGTTTATAGTCATCATCACTTCTGGATGAATTGAGGTTACTGATGATTTGGGTACGAACATCATCAGGTAGAAGTTTTAATGGTTCTTCATTCATTGGACATGGAACTAGAGATTCATTACCATCGTTATCTGTAAGTTTCCAACTAAACGAATATAAAGCACCCTCTTCAGTTTGAGTGTACTGCTCAAGACCTTTTTTAAGAGCAGTTACAATGGTTGACTTACTGCTACCAACTGGACCATGTAAAAGAATAACACGACGTTCTGGACCATAGTGCCTACTTGCACTTTTCAAAATGTCCATAAACTCCATTAGATTTTCTTCAAGACCATAAATGGAAATATCACCGAGGCCTTCGAAAAATTTATACTTCACGTGCTTGCGTTTACAATATGTAAACTCTTCTGTACCATGTGATATAACCATATCGTAGAGTCTTTGGTACGAGTTTCTAGCAATACTTGGATTTTGTTCTATCATTGCGATGTAGTCCCAAAATGTACCGGTCCAATTTAAAGACTCGTATGTACTCACTGCCTCATCGTTATCAGACTTTATCAAGGATTCGAGTGTACCTGCTCTTTCTTCCTTATTTTGTTTTTGTCGTTTTTTATTTTCCATAACCATTACCTTATTTTATTTTGAATTAGTAGTCAACTTATTTTTTAAACTTTTTTAATATTGTATAGACGGGTGCTGACTTCACGATATGAATCACCATCTACGAGTAGTATTTTATTTTTATACACATTCCAATCTATAACAAAATTGTTATCTAATATGCCGTTATTAAGTTTTTTTATCAAAGCATTTAGTGAGTTAATTGTGTATAGAGTATTTGAATCTTTTTTTCGGTGGACACTTATTGTATTTTTGTAGAAATTACTAGTATTAAATGTATCTTGATTAATGTTGTATGTCAACATCAAACTATTCAAATCGTCTATATCTTGTAATATAAAAATCTTATCAAAAACAATATCATAATATTTCTTTATCGATTCCAATTCTGCATCATAGGAATGCATATCAGTAAATGTGCAAAGTAGTTTTGTTTTCATAAGATGTAACCTTTTGGGTATAAATATCTTATTTATGTTTCAAAACTCAAATTTGCTTCATATCCCCATAGTTACGACCCATATATGTACGAACCGGATACTTATCGTTTGATGTAATTATAGGTTGCATTTCTTTAATTAACTTGAACTCACTTTTATGCACATCAAATAAAAAAGCATCGTATGTGTAAAGTATCATTTTTGACTTTGATGCTTCTAGGTATTTATTTAGTTTTAATATAACTTCACAATTTTTTTCGGTTTCAGCGGATTGCAGTAGATAATTAAACACTTTATATGAATTAATTTTGTCACCGAAAAATATAGAAGCAATTTTGCGTTTGTAGTACCACGTTTCAACATAGTTGTTGGTATTATAAAAATCCCAAACTGAATCCACATATTCTGAGATTCGTTTCATAAACGGCACATTGTCTTTGACATCGTCAGTAATTCCACCGTATATTAAATTGAATGTAATTTTCTTAGATAGTTCATATTCATCTTCATTTAGTTCATCTTTTCCATGATAAAGTTTTCCAAGATATTCATGTAAAGAAGTTCTAGGTAGATCATAATCAAGAAAGTTTGCCAATAGTCTTAAATGGTAACTTTCGTAATCAACCATGATCAATAATCCATCGTCACCAAATCTACTTGTAAAACAATCTCGTTGACCAGTTTTTTTATTTAACGCAGCGTAATTAACATTACCAAACGCATTACTCGGACGACCCGTTGGAGTCATCATGTTATATTGACCAAAAACTAAATTATTTTCATCCACAAGAGTTTGTTTACCCAATTTAAAGTTTTCAACATACATCCCATTTTTTTCTATATCATACAATGCATGAGAAAACTCTTTTTCGTATTTAAGTAAGTTGGGTTCGAATTTGATGTTACCAATTGAATAGCACAACTTTTTAAAATGCTTTAACAGAACCATAATGGGAACTGATCTAAAATCTGTTACTTTAGACTCTAGATAATTGTTATCAATTTCAAGTTTAGATGATAAATACGAACAAACCATAGCATCGTGTGAGTTTTTAATTTCATTAACATGATATTTTAATTTTTTTCTGTCAAATATTAACTTCGTTCCCGTTGACTTAAAAATTAAATTAAGAAAATCGACTGGAATATTTGTAGAATCTGGATGTTCAAACGAAACAATGTAATATTTACGATCCACATTTACCATCAACACAAGAGGTGAGTTTTTGCATACATGGGTATTTGATTTGGTATAATACACATTAATGATACTGGAATGTTCATTTAACAAAGAAAGTAAATTCTTTGCATCTGTGGGATTTTCTATAAACATATATAAAGATATTATATTATATATCTCTATAAAATTCAAGTGGATTATTTAAAAGTAAAGATATTCCTGTCATCCGATTTTTTGCCTTGGAAATAGAATTTAAATTAAATTCTCTGACTCCGAAGATTTTACCATCTTGGGTATCGGTTGTTTCGAGTTTTCCTTTTATTTTCCACAAAACCGTAATGCATAAATAAAATGGATTTTTCTGTATGGTGTTGAATTGATCCAAACCTACTTCGTATATAGTAGATGTCTCTGCATTTCGTTTTTTTACAAAATATCTTTGAATGTATTCATTTTCGTAATTAATGTCAGAAATTTTTGGTTTCTTTGAAACTGGATGTGTGAAAATAATGCCATCTAATTTCCCACGATTTTTTGTAAGAGCAGAATATAAACTATTCATGTAAATGTTTTCATCTTCGTTTTTCATACTTTTATCCTGGATAATAATGTGATTCTATTGTAGTTGACCAATCACCATCTCCGATAGTGTGTTTTACACCCTTAATTGCGAATATTCCGTTATTGAAATATTTAACAGGAACTCCTGCACAATTAAATGTATCATATAACCGCAATCCTTCTATACCATCTAATGTTATTGAAAGGTCTACACCCGGAAGTGGCATATTATTAATTACATTATTATGTGGATTTAAATCAGATTCGCAGAATTTTTTCATGCGGTTGCTATCTGTATCTACGAGTTCAATTTGAATTTCAAAATCATTTTTATCTGTTCCATATGAATCATCGTGTATTTTAATGTTTGATCGTATAACTGACATATTTTTGCTGAATCCGTCTTTATTAGTACCGTTCGTACCGTGGTATGTTAGAATTTCTTGTTTATCTAAATAGTCGGTGGATAAATTGTTGTCTTTTATATGTTTTTTTAGTCGGTCGGGTAATTTATCTTCAAAGTCATCTTTTCCATGTCTTTTCTTTGTTGCGTGATATGTTTGCAATGCACCCTCGTTTAATCCTGTTTCTTGTCCTTTAAGTTCTTGTAAATGAACTAAATATGGATATTCAGTTTTATCTGATCCAGGATATACAGACGCAGACACAATTATATAATTTTTATCTTCAGGTTCAAGTTGATCAGATTCTACAAATACATCGGAGGACCAACCATCATAATCATCGTAATTAATTACCTTTCCTATTAAATATTTAGGAAATCTATCAGGATATTTTGTAATTTTATCGTTTCCACCTGCATTTGCTTCAAATACCAAGTTGCCATCAAAAACTTTTGAATTGGTCGATCCTTCTAATCCTATGTTCGTTCCTACTTTATTTACAAAGTCACCATCTACTTGTATTTGATATGTTCTTGGTTGTTTTATATCCCCACCTCCGGATGAACTTGCATATGCGGTTTTTTCTTTTTCTATGTTTGCATTTTTTCCTGTTCGGATGGTTCGTTCTGCTTTCTCTTTTTTTGCTTTTTCTATATTGTCCAATAAATCTTGTCGTGAACCTCCTTTTAGTACAGTTGGTTTACCGTCTTTGTAGTAAACCATATCATATTTACCAATTGATATATCAGATTTTCCGTCCGCAGATTTAATTGTATCAGTTGATGGATATACCGGCCAACTTGATTCTGATGCATTTTCTATACCGAAATATTTACTAGAAGCTGCAACTATGTATTTCTCTGGATCTTCCATATTTTTAGGTTTGTCATCAATATTTTCAACCTGCTTAGTGTAGTTTTCAAGTGGATTTTTAGCACCTTGTAATATCAAGTCTTGATCTTCTTTTGCAAAGAATCCGTTTTTCTTATTCATATTACCAAACACTATCATTGATGCCATTTCCGAAGATGGTTCTACACTCAAATCCATTTCTCTTACTATACTATCACCACGATGCGAAGGAAATACCCATGCGTCACTTTTCTGTTTTAAAACTGGTTCTGATCCTGAAAAGTTTTGATCAACTAAACTTAAAATCGAGTTTGACGAAGTATTGACATCATGTCCAATTATTGCAAATTTCCACATATTACCACCGGCAGTTGAAACTTTTTTCATTATATCAAGTAATATAGCAGATGCATTTTCTCCATGCTCAAACGATTCTGTGATTGTATCCAAACTTACATATAAATCTTGGATTCGTCCTGAATATCCCATAGTATTTCCTTCTTTGATATCCGAGTAAAAATCCGGAAAAGGTTTTACGACATCTTCGGCTTCTTCCCATGCATTTTCTTTAAGGTCTTTTGCGTGTTCACCTAAACTTGCCAAATGTTGTAAATTGTATCCCGATACTGATTTTACAGTAAGTATGCGATGCAAATCATCCCGTGGACTTTCTTTCATTGCTTGCTCTAATGTCTGTGCACTAGAAACTCCTTCTGGATTCATACTTTTCAGTATATCAATAAAATTTTGAGTTGTTTCTTGATATGCAGTTCGTGAATCTCCACTTTCTCCTTTTTTAAGAACAGAAAATCCAGCACCCCCCTTTTTACTTCCATCTGCATTTATACGAGATACAGTTGAACCGTGATATGTTTCTTTGTTCCATCTAGGTGCAACTGAATTTGGTATAAGTAGCACACTACCATCAACCGATTTTATATTAGGATGAGCAACACACCGGTTACCAAAACACGAAAATTCACATATTCGGGTGTTCTGCTCTTCGGCAACTCTTCTAAAAAATATATTGAATATATCAATTAAATACCCAACGGTTATGTATGTTCCTCCATTTGAATTGGATTTTCCTGCCATAAAAGGTTTTGCGGAATTGTATTTATTGAAAGTAAAATATCTTCCACGGGCAAGTGCAACTGCTTGTTGCTCAGCTGCTCCTAAGTTTATCGAATTTCCTGATCCGGTCACACTTTCCATAATTTTTTGGTCTTCTGGATCAAGGCCATCATTAATAGTTGCACCTACATCATTTTTACCCATTAATGAACGTCTTAATGTGGTATTAATAAATGTTTTTATATCAAGGTATTTATTACTTTCTTTGTTTGGTTTGGCTCCAGTTTGATTCATTATTTGTTGACCCACCTCTGACATACAGGAAATTTGTATTGTGCAATCATATCCTCCGTCTTCACGAATAGAATAATTAAAACTTGTAATTAGTCCCATTGTAAATCCATAGTTACCAAGACCTTTTCTTAAATGCTCTGAAGAAGCCGGAGGTACAGGACCGTGCTTTGCCTCATAAGCATCAGAAACTATATTTTTTTCATTATTCCATATACGATGAATTTTTCTATATCCATCAGGTGATAAATCTAATAAGGAATCACGTGGGTAGGTGTTCCAACCCCACTCTACTATCATAGTCATCCCAGGTTGAAAAAAGTATGGTTCTAAATAATCAAGTTGCGCTTGACTCCAACACGTAAAGTTTACCGTAGTTTTTCTAAAGTTTTTACCTGGTTCTATATCCTCGGATTCTATACTGGTTAATCCAGGTGAAGGACGAAACTTATAATCTGGTTCATCGATTTCGTGTCGTTTTGGTTCTTCGTTTGCTCCTGATGTTGTATATCCTAGCAGTGTTTTTGCTTCACCACCTCCACCGTTTGTTCCATCTCCACGGTCAAATCCGTATGTATCATGAAAGTTTCCATTTCCACCTAATACAAATCCGTCCATTATTTCTTTCGTGATTGGATTTTCTACAATGGCACTTGATACAACCCTTGCCCACGAAGTTTTGGGTCCTTTGTATGTGTTATTATCCCAATCTACAAGTGAATCGGTGTCTTGAGATATAACTGCATTGTATCCACCATTTGCATAACGATTTCCATCTTTATCTTCACCAACTAAATCTCTTGCCGAATAATTGGATGCTTCACCTCCTGTGATGTGTGTATAATTTAATCCAAAATTTCTCCAACGATTTAAAAATTCTTCACGCACCCAGTTGCGTACATGATTCCGACACGGATATTGTAAAACGTCACCACGTGACCAATCTCTTTCCATAAATGCATCAACTGGTTGATCATTTACATCTCCGTTTAAACTAGTAGCTTTCATTAAATTCCATTTATTCTGTTATACTCGGCTATTATCATATTTATATCACGTGGAATTCTAATTTGCGAGCCTAATTTAGCAAACATTGTTCCTTTGATATTATTTGCAGATGCTATAATCCACCAATAATTTGGATTTCCGTAGAATTTATGTGCTAAGTGGTCTAATCGGGTTTTCTCGACCATTAATACGAATGTATCAGAACTTTTTTTTCTAACGGTTGGTAAAATAGAAGTGGATACAATGGTATTTCCATCTTCGTCTGTTTTGGTTGGTATTGTTTTGTATCTCATAATTAAAAATCTGATAATTCCTCTGCGTTTAATAAAGCAGTTTCTTCTTCAGTCAACCACCAACGTTTATGATATTTTATCTTCAGATCGTAATCGTCTTTGTAAGAATTTAAATTACGTTGTTGCGATGCCATTAGGTTGTCAGGAAGTGTTCTATCATTTACGTCATCTGGTCTATGACCAGGTGGTGTTGTAACTGATCCCATTGATATACGAGTTTGTGCAATGTATAATACACCATTGTGAAATACTTTATTTGAAATTATTGCTCGTTCACCGGGACAATTTGCTAATTTAGGATCATTGACGTATTGGGATTTGTATGAATCGGTTGGATTCCACGTTGGTATGTATTTCATTGTTATATATGCTTCACGTTCATCTCCCGTAAGTGAGTTTCCTTTATTTAGTATGAATGTGTTTTCTTCAATATTTGCTACATCAGTTTCTTTTCCGTCAAAAACTACTTTCATACACATTCCTGTATCCTCGTCGAAAATACTGTAATTGTATTGTGCAGTTGATACATCAATTCCTTTTTTACACGCAAGATACGTTGCCACTTCTTTTCTCCATAATTTTTTAACATCATCTTTTTGTGTGCTAAATTTAGATGATTTAATTTTACACCACCTCGGGTCGGATAAAAATAACTCAACTGGTTTAGGAGCATCTTCACATCCCTCGTTTGATTGAGATGTAGGTGTTGCTGGAATTGAAGTACCATCTTTAATTTCTACCGTATGAGTTCCAACTTCTGATGATCTTATTACGACATTCTCAGAACGACCACCCGCAAAAGTAGATTTTGATTCTTCTGCGGTTACTGATATTTCATAAAGTCCATCTTCAAGTGCTAGTAAAGGTTTTGCTTCAGTTTTATCAGAATATTGAATTATTCCATAGTCTTCAACAGTGACCCATCCATATGATCTTGAAGAAGCACTTGCTTTTACTTTTCTTAATGTTACTTTGTATTTATTTGCTCCTGAAATTGGTGACCATTTCCATATTGGTTTTGAATTATCGGTGGGAGTTTGAGAATGTGGATTTGGTGCTCTCAATGGTTCATCTGGATCATCAGCAGATTCTGCACCCTTTGCAGAACCATCTTCGTTTGGACCACATCCCATATCAAATTCACCTTCATATTTTGCAGGTTCATTTCCAATATATTCTCCATTCATTCTGGTTGGATAACTTTCTTCTCCGTTTACTCCTAAACTTGTTAGTGTGTCTCCTGCATACATCCATTTCATTTGATTTTGTTCATATACAGTTACTGCTCCGTACTTATTAGTTGACCAAGATACTTTGTCTGGATCAGCAGGATAAGTCAAATTACCTATATCTTCTTTTGCTACAATGTATGCCATTACATCACCAATCCACATTTTTATATTTCGTTCAATTGCTTGTTTTATTCCATCGTCAACTTGACTTATTTCGTTTGAAAATGGATCAGCAACTTCAAATCCTACCAATCTACCATGCGAATCTTTTTCTCCTTCACTACCTACCTTGTATGGACACTTTGGTGGTTTTGGTGGAACTACTCGTTTGTCAATTTTAACTTCATGTATTCCTTTTGTTGACCAGTCGGTTCCTGTTCCAGACTTATTCGGCGCACCTGCTTTTACTTCAATTGTATGTAATCCCGACCTCAATTTCATGGGTTCATCTTTATCATCAGTTGGTGTGTAAGAAGTTTTCATTGTTACAATAGTTTTTCCTTTAAAATACACTTCGTACATCTCAGCACCTTTTACGGGATCCCAGGTCCAAGTTGGTGTTTTATTCGGAGTTGGTGTATCAGTCTTTGGTTTTGGTTCAGGAACTATATTTTTAGGAGGTTCTGGATCATCATTTGAATTACTTCCATCGTCCACAAATTCAATTTTTTCAAGTGCATGATCTTTTACCCAAGGAATAAAATGTAATTGTGATGATTTATTATCAAAATAATATCCAAGTTCAAGAGGTGCACTGTCATCTTTTTCTATTACTTTATTAAACACTTCTTGATCTTTTTCATATTGTCTTATTTTATTTTCTAAAGATTCAACATCAGATTCTTCCATTGCAGATTTATTAGCATTGGTCAATTTTCTATCACTTGCAAGATCACGATATTTTTCGTCTGCGTTCCTGATGTCATCATCCGTTGTTCCTTCTAATATTATCAGATAGTTTTCAAGTTGAATTAATGTCATTTTTTTATCAGTAATTAAATTCCACTTATCTGAGATAATTTGTTGCAAACGTGAATCTTGCATTCTATTTGATATTTTTTCTTTTTGGAAGCGATTCCAGTTGCCGATTGGTTCGTACTCCAATACACGTTTGTTGGGATCACGAAGTTGCTCAGTTAAATTATTAATCTTTAAAAGTTTTTGTTTGAGTCTTTCTATTTCTTGTTGTCGCAACCGAGTTCCACCACGGTCTAGTTTTACTGCTTTTTCTTGGTCAGTGTTCATTTCTGTTCCAGTTCCACCTGCTCCTTGGAGTTCAGATGTCCTACCACCACCAAATGTTTCACCATTTAATGACCAAAACTGTTCAAATATGTAATCTGCGATTTCATTCTCAATGTTTCTATCGGCAGCTAAACCTGATATTTTTTCTTTTGTTTTACTGACAAGTGCGTAAAATCCAAATTTTAATTCAGCATATTTTTTGCCTTCTCCGAGTTTTAACTGAGCAGATACATCGTTATTAACTTCGTAATTTACATAGTCTGTTGTACCAGGATAAACTTTATGACCCTTGATCATTTTGTCCCGATCTTCTTCATATGGAATGTAATACAACTCATCATTTTCTATTACAGTACCTTTGTGTTCTTTTCGTGTAAGGTCACCGTATTTTTTAAGACCACGTGTTCCTACATTACCAGGAGCAGAGAATGTATCGTTCATTCGTTTTGACACAAATTCTGCAAGAAGAGTTTTAACTTGATTTACATTATTATAGTTGTCATTTGTAATTGCATTTTTGTCGTTATAGTCAAGTTTGATTCTAAATGGTTGATTTACATCAACATAAATTACGGGTTGATAGTGTCCAGCAAGTTCACGAATTTCTTGAATATCGTCTTCGTCACAATCTATTTTAAAATCAGGTTTCCATTCTTTAGATATTCGTTGTCCTGCATAAGTTTCAGGATTTCCATCATCATTAAATTCTATTACTATTGACTCATTTTTGCTCAACACTCGTCTTATCTTTGACAACGGAGGATTTTCTTTAAAGTTTTGATCTTGGTAGATGTAAGGTCCGTTTCCAATTTTTCCAAGTCCCATTTTATGTGCAAGGAAATCACTTACATCTTTAACCCAATATTCTAAATTTCGTTTTTTAAGTCTTGATAATGTTGCTGGATCTTTTTTATCAACTAGTTCTTTTTCTGATTGCGTGTATCCTATAGGTCTACCGTCTTCATCTGTTTCGTCAGAACCTCCGATTGGATATGGGCATTTTGGAGGTTGTATATCATCTTCTTCTTCTTCAGGTTCTTCTTCAAATGCTGATGTATAAACACAATCCATACCTTCGGGTACTTTCTTTCCGTTCACATGAGAAATACACTCTCCATCCCAAATACAAGTATTTCCTCCACGTTCTTTTGCCATTGAATCGGCAAGTGAGAAGTTACGAGTACCTGTGTCTTCTTCTTCAGATGGTACATTGTCTGCGTCACCTTGACCCATCATTTTTGCCATTTGATCACACGCACAATTTTTCCAATCTTCACGTTCACTTTTAATCCGCATTGCTTCTTTTGTTTTAAGATTTCCATTGGTAGAACTGCGATAATATTTAGACGGAGGGTATGTTGAACAAGCAGGATTGTCAAATCCTTGAAATGGATCGGGATCAGGTGCATTTAAATCTTCTTCCTCCGGAATATCAGGAACTTCTTCAATTTCTTGTTCTTTACGAGTTTCGTTAGCAGGATCGGGATGAATTAAATTATAGTTAAAACCTTTACTTGGATCACCTTTATCATCTTCAATTTTTGTATTGAGTGGTTCATCTTCACTTCTATAATGTCCAAAATGTCTGTTGTTTGTTTTTGGTAATCGTTTTTCAAGAAAATTAAATGATATAGAAAGTTGTGCCATATTTGGGTACTGACCCACCATAATGTTTTCATCGGCATTTGTTGTAACAGTTCCGTTTAAATATTCATAATTTTTTGACATATTCTCTTTATCAGATGTAAGTTCCCATGCAGCCTCAGGTGGAATCGTCAATGCAACGGATGTCATAACAACAGGTTGATCTACGTACATATCACCTAAATTTAGTTTTAAAAAGGGTGGTATTATATAATTAGAATTTTTTGGTGACGCAAGTAGAGTGTCATCTGATGTATATCCGGCAGGTTTTGTTAATCCAACTAAATAATTAATTCGTTGCCACATTGGATGAAGTTCACTTAAACTAAAACACACAGTAGTAAAATCAAGAGACACTGTTCTGGTGAACCCACTATATATTTGTACATTGTCCGCACGGCCTATATATCTTATTTGTTGCCACTCTGCATCAGATTGGTCACTTACCGAGTTTATATACGATCTAAATGGTAGATATTTTTTATTCGCAATGTCGTGTAAAACAAACGGAATAAAGTCCCAATTTTTCCAAGTTTGAAACTCGGTTTTGAGTTTCGTTACATCATCATCAAGTGAATAAAGTTTATTATGTGCGTCATACTTTATTCCAGGACCCGAGGTATAATCTGGAATTTTTTTCTTTGGTAGATACTTAGGATTGTCTTTGTATCTAGATTCGTATCGTTTTGATGCGTTGTCTTCGTAGTCTGACTGGGAGTCTCCACGACCTTTGGTAAGAAATGGTTTTACATTTTCAGATTTATTTTGGGCATACGCATCAATTACCTCTTTTCGTTTAGTGTCATTAACCATACCAACGGAATTTAATCCATTTCGTTTTAATGCAAACTCCATATCACTTTTAAATGTATCGTGCTGACCTTGTGTTTGATTTGCATATACATTTTTTGATGGTTGTATGGTTTTGTCTGATTTGTCTTTTGTATTTGAACTTGGTGATAGATTGGGGTATTTTGTAAGTCGTTGTACCTGTTCTGAATCAGTTACCTGACCACCACCACGGGTTACGGTATTTCCATACCAATTCGTTATCAATTGATCTTTTTCTTTATCATGATAATGTGACCAACGGGGTGTATCTTCTTGTCGTGGAGATGTCCAATAAATTGTACCGTTATCAGTATATATTTTTTCGGTATTTTTCGAGATAGATAATCTATCTGATGAATATCTAAATGGTGTATATTTGAAATTAGTTTTAGGTTTTGTTGAGTTACTACCACCCATACCAGTTATACCTTTAACTGCTTCTTCTACAACCTTTTCCAATACTTTCTTCATAACAATTATTGATCATGTGCAGATGCTACTGCACGTGAAACTTTGCGGCCGTCCATGTTAACAGAAATGCCACCCTTTCTCATAAGTAGGATCAACTCATCTAATTTCTTTACTACTTTAGAACCATCTTCGGTTTTTTCTGATTCTACCGATGGTGTGTCTTTGCCTACTATCTTTGCAATTTCTTCTACGAAAATATTATGACCCTTGACACTTATTGTATCAAGTCCACTTAACTCTATGTTTGTTGAACTTTCTGGTTTATCTACATCAGAGAATACATCAAGTAAACTAAAATCGGGTATTAAATTGCTAGTAAAATCTGCAATTTTTGTTAGCATATTAGTTGGTGCCGTTGCAGTTTCTTGTAATTGAGCATTCATCGGTTCTACTTGACTTTGAATCGTAGGTTGGTTGGCACTTGGTTGTACTCGATTATTTATGGGTTCTACTTGACTTTGAGTCTTGTTAACTACAAGTCTTCCTTCATCTGTCAATTGTTGTCTACGTGACTCTAACAACTTGTTCAGTGAGTCATTTTCAAGGGTTGTGCCATTGATGATTGCTTCGTCTAACATCTTAATTCTAGACCCGGCACTATTTGCAAGTTTATCCGAAACATCTGTTACACTAACATTCGTGGTTTCTTCTACTTTTGTGAATCCATCTTCATCTTCATACATCCGTCTGTTCGTGTCTGTGTTTATACCTACAAGTTGACCTTCTGCGTAAAGTTTAGTTGGTAGTTCTTTCCTTAAAACTCCTGCCATGATTTGATCTAATAAACCGGTCGATTGTGCGACTTTTTCATATTGAATAGATGAAGTAAATTCATTTTCGGTGATTTTACCGTTACTTGAATTTAAAGTGGAAGCATCTTTTGCAGACATTACTCCCATGTCACCTAAAATATTATTTGTTACAGATTCATTGACACCAAGTGACCGTTTATATGCTTCCATTGAATGATCTTCATCTAAATTGAAGTATTCATTTTTAGCAAAATCAGAAAACTTTTGTTTTATAGACTCAGGTATAAATTTGGTGTAAATACTACCAACGACATCAACAATAGGTTGAACCATTTCATTTACTTTTTTAGCATCTTTTATTTTTTCATTTTTAAGAATACTTATTTCAGGTTTTTGCTCTGTTACTATTTCAGGTGGAGGTGATGAAAATACATCTGCTAATGATGTAGTTCCAGTCTCGGTTACTTGTTGAACTTGAGTCTCAGTAGTTGGAGTTGAAAATACTTCTGCTAATGATGTAGTTCCAGTCTCGGTTACTTGTTGAACTTGAGTCTCAGTAGTTGGAGTTGAAAATACTTCTGCTAATGATGTAGTTCCAGTCTCGGATACTTGTTGAACTTGAGTCTCGGCGATTGGGGTTGAAAATACATCTGCCAATGATGGACCAGGTGTTGCGAATGGATCACTTGGTGGCAAAGAACCTCCTGCTACATCAACCACAGGTAAATCGGCCATTTCAGTCATCATAAGTTTAGGACCAATTGTGCCTTCTATTATTTGTTGCTCGGATTTTCTTGCTGGTATTTTAATTGGAGTTTGAACTCCACCTAGATTTATGTTTTGTAAACCACCGAGTTTATCAACATCAAGTTTTTCAATTACATCACACAACATATACAACTCACTTGTTATAGCACTTAATGCTTCAACTGCTGGATCCTGTATTCCTGAAAATGAATTAATTGCATCAACTACCTCAGATGTAAATGTTTTTAGTTTATTTACATTTTCTAAATTCAAAGTATTTGATATGTCCGATAAAGTTGTTAGTTTATTTACTATACTTAGATCACCTATGCTACTCAACTTACTCATACTTTCAATAAATTTTGGAAATGCAGCTCCCGTTTGTTTAAAGAATGTATTTATTTTGCCGGCCTCACCATCATTTACATAATCAGCAAATTGCTCTACACCTTTACCAAGATCAATTAAGATGCTATCAAATCCTTCACTTGGAAGTGGTGCTTGGGCAAATGCTTTTAAGAATGGAATCATTCCTTGTTGTATTGTTACGAGATGTGGTAATATTGTTAAGTCGGTGGGTGCGAGTTCATCAAAGAATTGAAAAATTCCATCTCCCACATTGTTCATGATTGAGTGTACGTCTTCTGAAATTGATGACAATGGAATTGTTGCAAAGTTAGTTATAAACGGAGTTATTCCTGCGTTTATTTCTACCAAGTTAGGTAATATTGTTAAGTCAGTGGGTGCGAGTTCATCAAAGAACTGATAGATACCGTCACCTAAATCATTCATAATAGAACTTATGTCTTCTGAAATTGATGATAATGGAAGTTCAGAGAAGTCTGTTATGAATGGAATCATGCTAACTCCAATCTCAGGTAATATCTTTATTTTTGATGTATTTACTTCGTCCATTGCATTAAAAAATTCATCTAATCCGTCAGCAACTTTTACTAAATTCTTAGAATCACTTGTTTTTATTTTAGGTAACGAACGAGATAATCCATTTAATAATTTGGTTAAACCTCCCGATATTCTTTCTATAGAAGCAATTGTAGTTGGTTGTACACTTTCAAAAACATTAAAGAAATCACCCAACCCATCACTAACCATTTCAATTTTGTCTTCAAAATCATCGGTTACATTGTTTAAAAATCCACCCAAATTTAAATTACTAAGCATTTCAAATGATTCTACATTTATGTCAACTGAACCTAATTTAGCAATTAAATCGATTACCTTGTCAACAGGTGATTCTTGGTCTTGACCCAACAACCCACCTATAAAACCAGTTAAACCTCCACCAGTTGCTCTGGCTGCTCCAGCACCAAATGTAATTAAAGCATCTCCAAATACTTTCAACGCTTCAGCTGCACGTGTTAGTACAGTTTCCATGTTGGACATTTTTTCAAATGATGTTAATAATAAATCTAAACCATCAGAAACTCCAACAATAGATTGTGCTTGATTAGCAAAATCAAGTATTTTTTGCAAAGGACTTTTATTAAGTTCTTTGGTATCACCTGCACCCAAAACCGAAGCGATTTTGTTGCCAAATGCTCCAGCTGCATTGGAAGCACCTTCTAAAACTTTGCCTCCTGCTTGTTTGATTTGCATACCTAGTAACTTGTTTGAAAATGATGCGATTGCATCACCGGCCGGTTCTAATATTGCTTCAAGACCATTTAATTGCTGAAATGATAACATAAGTGCATCTAAATTAGTGGTTGCCAAACCAAGACTCTCTGCTCTGTCCGCAAATTCTAAAATCTTTTCAAATGGACTACGGGTATCTGCTTGTCCCAATGTCACAATTTCTGCGACTCCATTACCAAGTCCTCCTACCGCATTACCAAGTCCATTTATTGCAGATGCACCACCCATAGCAGCCATTGCTTTTGACATTTCCCAAATAGCATCAGATGCTTGTGTTAATTTCTTTGAATCAACACCACTTAAACGAATGATATCGTCTGTTACAGATGTTACTGCTCCCGCTATAGAATTTATTACTCCTGATATTCCACCCGAAATTGAATTTATTACTCCTGATATTGCGTCACCGATTGCAGTTACGACACCTACAATCGCATCACCCACGGATGTTATTGTATCCGAAATTGCATTTGCAACGGAAGTTATTAATGATGCAAATCCTTCAAAAACTGCTTTGTAAATATTTGCGATTGCGTTTCCAACTGATTCTATAATACCACCTACAGTTTGAAATACTTTTACGATAACCCCACCCACAACTTTTGCAAATTCAATTATTCCACCAATTATCGCCTCAAGTGCTTTTACCATAATAGATGCAAATCCCAAAAAGACTTTTCCAAATGCTTCAATTCCAGGTGTTGCTAAGTTTAACGCATATGCAAGAGGTATCAACGATGCACCTAATGCAGCGATTGCCACCGCACCTAGTAGTATTGCAGCTGCTCCTACTCCACTACTCATAATCGCACCCAATTTCATAGCAGCCACTCCAAGAACTATTAATGCACCTGCTACTACGAATACCGTTTCAATTCCGACACCTTTCATCATATTAAGTGCAAACGCAAGTGGAATTAATGCAATAGATAATACCCCAATTGCGAGAGCTCCTTTTATCATTGCCGTACTTCCTTTGCTCATAGCTTTAGCAGCGACTGCGAGGGCTGCTATTACAGCAAGTCCTGGCCATGCGTTTTTCCAATTAACTTTCCCAAACTCTTGAAATGCTTTAGCGGCAACATACATTGCTCCTGATAATATAAAAATTGATCCAGCGACAGCAAATAACTTGCTTGGTTTTATTCTATTGATTGCAGTCGTAATTCTTCCGAGTATTCCACTACCTTTTTTACCCCCTCCTCCACCTTTAAATAGTTTAGAAGTAAGACTGCTCGCAAATCCATTTATCAGACCCAATACTACTTTTAATCCAACAAATAATCCTGTAATTACGATTAGATTTGTAATCAGACTATGACCAAAGAAGTTTGAAAAGAATGCACCGACACTCATTACAACCGTTCCGATAGATTCGATTGCACTTCCGATTCCCATTATTGTGTCTTTTAGATCATTCCCCCGATCACTGAGCTCCGTAACTTGTTTTCCATCCACACCTATTCCTGTTTTAACAAACGACTGAAAGAAACCTTCAATTTTAGGCAATATTTTCTCTACAAGTGGAACTAATGCTGTTGAAATTTTGTACATTAGTTCTTTGATACGAGTTTGCATTGCTTCTATTGATTCTGCTTTTTTGTTTTCTAGTTCCATCAATTTCAACTTATCAATGGCCGTCATATTTTCTTCTTCTTTTGCTTTATTGCGCCGGGCCATTGCATCCTCTGCCCATGCTTCTCCTGCATTAGCAGCGTTTTGTAGCATTCGTTCTTGTTCACGGGCTTTATTCATGTTCATCAACTCACCTACAGTTGTACCCATTGCTTCCGCAAGTGCTTTTTGTTGAAACCGATTCATGTTTTCAAGACCACCCAAGGAATCCATAATTTTATGTCGTTCTTCAAGCATTGCATTTGCATCACCTGCCATTGCAGCTTGACGAAGACCCTGTAGGTGGAGTTGTCTACCAAACATCGTACTTGCTTGCATTTCCGAATTTATACTTCCTTCAAAATCTAATAATGCTTCAGCAGATGATGCTACATCTTCTAAACTACTTCCCATACGACGTGCATGAATTGCACCAGATGCGAGTGCTTTTGCAGAACCTTTTGCAAATATTAAAGCATCTTCACCTGCACTGGATACATCTTCCATGACCTGTGCGTATTTTACTCCATGTTTTTGAGAAAGAGTTTGCATCTCCATAACAAGTCCTTCTGCTTCTCCACGAGCAGTAGCACCTAGTTTCATCAAATTTGACATAGCACTTGTTGTAGTGGCAGCTGATACACCAAGTGTTTGTTCCATTCTTGCTACAAATTCTACTTGATTAGCAGACGCATGATCAATGGCTGCGTTTACATCAGAAAATGCACCAACTGCGGCGTAGAGTTCTTTAACGTCTAAACCTAAACCACTTCCGTTTTTTGATGATCTTTCAATTTGCTCCACCTGGTCACGTATACCTGCAACTTGAAATGCAGACGCACCCATTTCCATTCTAAACTCTTTTGAAGCACCTTGTAAACGACTAACTTGATCAAATGCACTTTTGAGTAAAAATAACAATCCACCAACCGCCACCAAGACCAAAGTAAACGGATTTAATAATGCTCCGATCACTGCTTTTCCCATTCCGGCAATTCCAGATACCAAAGACTTTGTTCCAGCTGCCATTGCTCCTAAACTTCCTGCTCCTTTGTCAGCTGCGTCAGCTGCATCTAAAAATGCTTTTCTAAGAGATTTTTTTGCTAAATCAGTTGCTTCTTCTAGTGGTTTTTTAAGATGTGCAGATAACATACCCCCCACCAATGGAAACTTCCCAAAAAATCCATCTATTCCTTGTGATATACCATCGAGCATACCCTCATATTCTTCTAAGATTGGTTGTGCTTGTTCAACTAATTTCTTTTTGGCATCACCTTGTTTTTCTAAAATTCCTAATAACTCTTGATTTTTCTTTAAATTATCATCTGACAATTTAACTTGTTTATGTAGGTGCTGATTTAATTTACTTGAACGATCCGAAGAAACTCCCGTTGTATTTGCAATTTGTTCAAGTGTTGCCAACTCAGTATCTCTAAAATGAGTTGCAGCTTCAATTTGTCCAATGTAATCTGCTACTTTGGTATTTGCCCGTGATAAGGTTTCTTCAATTTGTTTGACTTTATCTTTTTGTGAATCATATGCAGAATCTTTTACATTCAATAAAAGAAGTGCTTCTTGCTCTTTTTCAAGTTGTAATTGTATACCGGGAATTGTTTGTTCAGTTACTTCTTTTAAGTCCGTCTGACGTTCTGCGATACTGTTTGTAATATCAGTTCTTTTTTTACCTATTTCTGCAAGTTGGTCTGATTTACTTACGTGACTTGATAAATCACCTTTCAGTTCTTCGGAAAATTTTCTTATTTGTTCAAAATATGTAGAACTTCCAGCTAAGTTTTGATTTAAAGCTTTAACTTTATCATCACCAACGGTTTCTATAGCAATATCATAATTTCCTTCAAGTATTGCTTCTTGAAATTTTTTGACTATATCAGTTTTAATTGCGTTGAATTCAGGCGCAAGATTTTCAGTCACTGACTTTTGCAGTGTCTGAGTAAAATCTGTAACATCTATAATATCCAAAACTATATATCCAGTTACATAAGGTCTTTAAGTGTTTTTAAATTCGGATCATTTTTTGTTGCGTCTATTAAATCTTGCCTACTTGTTAATCCGAGTCTTTTTAATTCTTGTTTAAATTTTTTGGTATCTTCAACGTAATCATCAAATGCTTTAACCATACGAGGATCTTTAAACATTTTTTTTCCGACTTTAAGTGCTTTACTATTGAATATCTTTGTTACCAATTTTCCAAAGAATTCGTGCAATATTTGTTCCTCGTTTAGAGGTTCTTTTTTAGTGATTTTATTTTTTTCCATATTATAAATTCCAGAGAGTGTACATATATCCATGTATAAATATATGTCTGTGGGAATTTATGTGGAAAAACGACTACCTAAATGATGGTTTAGAACGAGGAGAAGCAGATGTTTTTGCTTTTGCTTGTTGAGCTTTTACTTGCTCGTTCTCTTTGGTTTTTACATCCAACAATTTTCGTGAGTAAAACCTACGCAGATAAATCGGCATATTGTATACGATGCTTTGATTAAAAGCACCTTCACTATAATAACAGAGATTAAAAATCTCTTCGTGTAAACCTATTCTATACTCCGGTGGAAGGGTAAAAAAAGTCGACCCCTAATGGGATCGTCATCCTTTCAGTATAACCGGTGTCTTCCGATTCAAAGTTAAATGTCATATCTAAATCAGGAGTATTTTCCTTGATATGTTCACGAAATGCCAAACTATCACGTGCAAGCAATTCTTTATCTACAAAACTTTTGATTCTAGCACGATCATCGTCTCCGTCTAATGCTTTAATTACATACTTTAAACGAGTTGTAACTTCTGATGTTTGGTTCTTGTTCTTTGTAAACTTTTTCATTCCTTTGAGTTCTGCATCAATTGCTTGTTCATCTGAATGAGTAAGTAACTTCCAATGAACTACTCGTTCACTATGAGGAAGTGTATATTCAAAAATATTATCACCACGTGTATAACTTTCAAAATTTAATTCTCGTGGGTCTAATTTAGTAAGATCAATTGTATCTTCTACATCGTCACCAGTTGATGGGTCTTTAAACTTAATTTTATAGTCTTTACCATACGCAAGAACACGTGCAGCGATGAAAATTGCGTTTTTATCACCAACTAAAATATCATCTAGTTTAACACCAGGAGAAATAATAAGTTGTTCAAGCAATTTATCTAAAACGATTCCTTTTTTAATAAGATTTTGACTTGTTAAAATGTCTTCTTCTTTTGCAGTCATGTACTTGATGTCTACTCGACCACTTGCAAGTGGTGAAGATTGATCATAAAACCACCCTTTACTTGGTAAATCTACAACTTCACTTGGATATTCTGTTTTTTGAACAGTGTCAGTTTGTTGTTTAAGTACATTTGCATCAGTGGTTCTGACGTTTTGTGTTTCAGATGCGGTTGGTCCATCACTTTTCATTGCCTGACGAACTTCGTCTGGGATTTTAATACTATCTTCGTTTTCCATAAAATTATAACCTTTTTAAAATATTAGTATAATATATACCAATATATATACATATTCAAGAACAAAAATTTTTGAACGAAAAGTAGATAATTAAATGTCAGCAAGAGCAAAACTTAGTATTTTCTTATGGTCTTTGTAACTGAAAAACTCACTATCTTTTCTACCCTTCCAAGTCTTGTTCGCAGTTACACCAAGTTTCATATCATTAAAAACTATCTTTTTACCACTTCCGGTTTGAAATACCATTCTTCCTGCGTTATCGTCAATGTCATAATTTCGCAGAAATTTTCCTCCTTTTACTTGTTGAAGTAAGAACTTGGCAAGTTTGGCATATGCACCACTTAGACCTTCTAATTGTAGTTCACTTTGAGTATCTTGTTTTATTTCTTCAAAGATATCGAGTATTTGATTTTTAAGTTTGTCAGATTTCATTGTATTAATAAATATATACAAAAACAAAAAAACTCCCCGAAGGGAGTTTTTTTAAATACAACCGAGTTATTAAGTTCTTCTTAGTATTGAAGAATTGCGTAGTCATACGCAACAGTCAAGTTAACATTCAAAGGATCACCTGTTGACCAGTCTAATGTACCGAAGTCAACTGCGGTACAAAAAGCACCCTTGATTGTCCACTCTTCAACCTTATCACCGACAGGACCAAGTAGATTAATTGTCATGTCTTTCTTGTAGAAGTCGGCATAACCATTTCTACCAGTTACTGACTCGTGTGAGAGACGTATCCATTCCATTGCACCTTGAGCGGCACTTGGAACAACTGGATCATAAAGTGTCATCGTGATATCTTGCCATTCTGCTTTACCACCACGTAGTTTTCTTTTAATATTAATATGATCGATTGTTACTGGATCTATATTAAGATTAGGACGTGTTACAGACTTAATTAGATATGCGGGTAATCCGTCCATATACATAATGAATCTGTTTGCTGTTTTTGGTTCGAATGCCGTAAAGAACATTTCGTTTACATCTATTACTTCTGCCATTGTTTATTTCTCCAAATTTTTAGGTTGTAACTTATTTTAATAAATATCGGTTTGATTTTTGAAAAGTTGTTTTTTTGTAAAACACATTAATAAATATCCATTTAAATAAAAAATATATTTATTTATTTTTATCTTTAGTTAGTTTTTTTCCAACTATTTTTGCTGAACCATATAATACTGCCCCTATAAACTGCATATGTTGTGGTCCTGGCCAAGGAAATGATAAACCTATCATACCCGTTGCAAACAATGTCAGCAATGCCATTCCTTCTGGTCCAGCAAATAACTTTGATAATGTGAATCCCCCACCGAGAGCCATAATCATGTCTCCCATATCAAAGTCATAATCTGCATTTCCTGTGAATGTCATATTTAACCAAATATAAACGAGTATACCAGCAACTGCTAATCCCGCTATTTTCTTGGTTCGTGGGTGCTTTGCTAGAAATGCGTCTAAATCTTTGAGTTTTTCTTCCGTCCACTTTCCCACCTTAGTGCTTGCTACATATTCACCAATTGCTTTTATTACTTCTTTATATGCTTTAAATCCTTTCTTAACAAGTTTGAACAGATACTCCATGCTGAACTTGATTTTTGCAAAGAACTTGAAAACAACCTTATCCATAAACAACTTAACCAAGTCTTTTAATTTTACGGAAAGCTTTCCTTTTAAATCTTTTATGAATCCCCATACTTTCTTCAACTTACCTGGTATTATTATTTCGTTTATTAGTTGAGTAGTTTCCGTTAGTTTATGTTCGTTTACAAACGACACAAATTCATCGTACTGAATTTCAATTACTATATCTGTTAAACTTTGATTCATTCTACTATAAATATATATCCACAAAAAAACCCTTCCGTAGAAGGGTTTTTTTATTTTAAGTTATTATTTAATTCTTACCCAAAAGCGGCACCGGTTGCTTGTAAGTTAAAATCAAGTATGATAAACTCAACTGCACGTGCTGGTTGCAAGAATATTTGTCCATAAAGGATGTTTCTGTCAATCAAGTCAGGTGTGTTGTTTGATTCGTCCATGATAACATTGAACGCATACAAACCTTGACGTTGTTGAACTGCTTCCAAATAAGGATTAACGATTGCCAAGAACTTGTTACGAGTAGCAGCGGTATTTTGTTCAAATAACAAATAACGTGATGTACTTGCGATAAACTTCTTGAGAGTGATCAACAAACGTCTAACATTGATTCTATCAAGTGCAGATGATCTTCTTTGAAGAGTCTTTTGACCGAATGCTACGATTCCTTGACCAGGAAACTGAGCAATAGGGTTAACCTTACCTTCATAAAGAGTATCTCTTTCTGCGAATGTAAGACGATCAAGCACACTTACTGCTCCTTCAAGACCACCACGATTTAAACCGGCAGGTGCAAACCACTCAGCAGCGGTTTTATCATTGGAAGCATAAACTGCTGGCATAATAGCACTTGGTGGGAAAGGTTGAAGTGCGTTAGTCGCAGGATCAATAATTTTAACCCAAGGATAATATGTCGCAGCGTAATTACTATCAATAGTTGATGCTTGTAATACTGCTTCATCTACCAATCCAGGTTGTCCATTTGCTTGAACACAATCAAGAATGTAAAAACAATCTTCACGTGTTTCACACAAATCAACACCCATGTTAATAACACTTCTGTGTAAGTCCAATGTAAGTCCAGGTGTTACAAGCAAGTTAATATCGAACTCGTCTTGGTTGCTAAGTGCTTTAAATGCTCGTTCGTAACCTTGTGTACCTGATGTGAATCGTTTACTACAATCCATTCCCTGTACATTGTCAGCACGGATATCGTCACCAAGAAGAACTGGTAAAACAGGAGAATCTCCATCTTCACCACCTTGAAATCCTATTAAGAATCTACGATGACCACGTGCATCTGCTTCTTCACTTGCACTTGATGGTACACTTGGAATAGGAACAAATGTTTCAGTTTCAATAACTCCGTCAATATCTTTGTGAATAGTTCCAGGTTGATCCATGTAAAATCCAACACCAGCGAATCCGGAATTTTCAGGAATTGGAGAAAATAACTCGATTGTATCTTTACTCCACTCAGGAATCTTAAGAACTCCGTCTGGTGAATCTTCATTGAATACTGCACCACAGAAGTATCTTTTTGGTACACGTGAGTATTGAGATGCATATGAGTATTTAGGTTCTGGTAAATCCAAAACTCCGATTGGGCATTGATAAGCAGCGTGTCCGTAAGGCATACATTGCGTAGGAGCAATACTTTGCTTTGGCATTTCAACACGAATCCAATCACTTCCATTTACATAATCACCACGTTCAATAATTTTACCCATTTCATTGATGTATGTATAACGATCACCAATAACACGTGGAAGGTATCTAGCACTCAATGGATCAAGAGTTACATCTCTGAAATCTTCTATGACATCTTGAGTTTTATCATTATCACCGAAACCACGAACAACGACACTAAATGAACCGTACTCAGTTCCGTCAAGTGTACCTGGAGTTTTAACATTGTAAATACCAACTTTAACTTCACGATTAGCCGAACCACCAAAACTGCGAGTATGAAATCTAAATAGTTCGTATCTTGAACCACTGATTTCTTGTGACATTACATATGGAGTGGAAGCAGGACGACAAGCGTGTTCACCTTTTCCAGCACCATCATATGCAGGATACTGATAATCTGTATCTTGGTAGTTAAGATATCCATCCCCATCTGCATCTTCTAATTGAGAAGAAAAGTTCAAGAAGTCATCGTTCATTTCAATTGAAATTTTGTACTTTGCAGCCACACCACCGTCAGCAACAGGTTTCATAAGATTGAAGATTTCTGTTTGTGTACTTTCAAAGTATGAATCAAAGTACGCAGGTTTAACATTTCTTTGTGGTGCTCTTCCGAAAATATTTTGTAAACTATTAGGAGATGCTGGATCAATACTAAATGTAAACGAACCAAGTTCAGTTGGTTCAAGTTCATTGTTGCTTGTTGCACTATCTTGTTCGTTGAAAACTTGTCTTAGTACTAACTGACCTGTTGTGTTCTCACTGCTAAGTTCAAGTTCAGTAACTTGGTTTCCGTCTGAATCTTGTAAATATGATCCGTAGAATCCAATACTTGTTTGTCTTGGTGATGCCAAGTTTGGTTTTAGAATTAACGAACCATCGTTATTTTTTTCTTTTAAAGTATTTGCCAATACACCAATTACTGCTTCTTTTGGAATGTCACCTTCTGCAATATCTGACTGATCAAGACTTGCGGTAACAAACTCTGCTTTAATCGCAAGTGCTTGTAAATTATACCACCCTTCAAGAGCACCAGTTCTCACAATTGTGACAACTCCTTGTTGTAGAAGATATTCACGTGCGGTGAATGGTTGGTAATAAATACCTTGTGGAACACCAAACAGTGCTTCTAATTCGTTAATACTTGTTACAACGGTTGGTGAATATGCTGGACCTTTTGTGAAAGGACCTACAATCGCACCACCTATTGCCGAAATTCCTTCAACCAAGAAAGTTGAATCTATTTCATTGGTGAATACTGCCGGACTTACTATACGTTCTGCCATCTTTGGGTTTCTCCTATATTGAGTTGTTAATGGTTAAAAAATGAAACTTTTAAAATAAATATAGTTAAAAAATTCCAAAATTTAATATTTATCTAAAATACTAACTTTTAACATATATTCCAGAAGAAATATCTAAATCTCCTGCACCATACTTTTTTGTTAGTCTATCTGAAAATATAGTCTCTTTATTTTTAAATTGGATAAGTGACTCTTTATACTTTTTCTTGGTCTGTTTTACTGATTTTAGTTCAGCCTTTAAAGTAATTTCATTTACTGATAGTTCCCCCATTGACAAAAGAAGAGTTTGATATTCTGCATTTAACTCTACCAATTCGTTTTTTTCATCTTCGGTAATTTTACATTGATTATTTTCCATAAGCTTATGGTAACAAATAAATTCCAATTATTCAATGATAATGTTAAATTGTTTCACAAATATTGATTTCAATGCGTTTTATTCTTTTATGTGGAACACTGTAATAATATTCTTCGTTGAAACTACCTATCAATGGTAAAGTGTAAGAATCAGTCTCGTAATCAGAAAACTGAATTGTTGCATTATAGCATAGTTCTTCATCCGATATTAAAAATACCGACTGCTGGTCTGTTGATATTTCGTCACCACTTGTATATTCAATAATAGTTGGATTTAAATCTCCGTTTAAATCATCTTGAGTTAGAGTATATGGATTGGAATCATCTGAAACTGAAACTAGATATAGTTTTACTTGTAACGGTTCTGTTGTGATAGTTTCAGTTTGAGTTTCAGTCGGAGTTGGAGTTGGTGTTTGCTCAGGAGTTGGTGTCTCGGTTTGAGTTGGAGTTGGTGTTTCGGTTGGAGTTTCTGTTTGAGTTGGAGTTGGTGTTTCGGTTGGAGTTTCTGTTTGAGTTGGAGTTGGTGTTTCGGTTGGAGTTTCTGTTTGAGTTGGAGTTGGTGTTTGCTCAGGAGTTTGAGTTTCGGTTGGAGTTGGAGTTGGTGTTTGCTCAGGAGTTTGAGTTTCGGTTGGAGTTGGAGTTGGAGTTTGCTCAGGAGTTGGTGTTTCGGTTGGGGGTGGTGTTTCAGTTGGGGATGGTGTTGGAACTGAAGTATCGATTATTAAAATCTCAATGCTTACGTTTTTCCACTCATTTCTTCCAGTACTTGAACCCGCCAACTCTAATGTAAAAGTTTCAATCCCCTCAGACTTAAAATCTTCGATTGGTATAAAAGAAACAGATGCTGTTCCGTCTTCATCAATTATAAAACTACCAACTAAGTCCGACACTCCAAGGTCACCTCTATTTGTAACTATGTAACTTACATCTGTTCCGGTGGGAACATTTACAGTTCTTAATGTTATTGTAACTTCAGAACCTTCATCTATCTCCAAAGAAGAGGTCACGAGTTCATAGACGGGTGGAACAGATGTATCTTTTATTTCGACAGAAATTCTATTATTTTGCCATTGATTACCTCCTATACTTGAACTTATAAGTTCTAGTGTGAGTGTTTCTGTACCCTCTGTTTTAAAGTCCTCTATTGGTGAAAATGTAATAGAGGTGTTGCCATTGTCGGATACAATAAATTCACCAATAAAACTTTTACCGAAATCATCTGGATTTGACATTGCATAACCTACTCTAGTCCCACTTGGAACATTAATTGTCGCAAGTGTAACGACTAAAGCATCTCCTTCATTTATTGTGTCAGTTGAGGTTTCTAACTTATATTGTGGAATTGGAGTCGGAGTTGGTGTTTTCTCAGGAGTCGGAGTTGGTGTCGGTGTATCAGTTTGAGTTGGTGTAGGT